GAGGCAACAACTGCCCGTGCTGCTGAAGTTGCTCTAGGCATTCGTTTAGACAATGAAGAAATTGCCCGTCTAGCATCATCTGCAGGTGGCGCATCTGATCTAGGTGGTGAAGTTACCCGTGCTGTTGCTGCTGAAGTCGCATTGGGTGGTCGTGTTGATACAGAAACTGCTGCCCGTATTGCTGGTGACAGTGCTCTTGACACACGTGTAACAACAGTTGAAGGTCAAGTAAATGGTAAGATTGGTACACTTGCAAGTCTAACCACTGTTGACAAAACAACCATTGTTGCTGCTATCAATGAAATCGATGCACAGCGTGATACAACTGCTGCTGCTCTAGCAACTGAAGTTAGTGACCGTGCTGCTGCTGTTACTGCTGCTCTTGCAACTGCATCTGCTGACGCAACAACAAAGTCTACAAATGCTGAAAATACTGCAAAGACATATGCTGCTGGTCTAGTATCTGCCGAAGAAACAACAGCACGTGCTGCTGAGTCATTGCTAACAACCAACCTAGCAACCGAGGCATCTACTGCCCGTGCTGCTGAAGTTGCAGTTGCAAATAGCGTTAGTGCATTGACTTCTGCTGTCAATGCTGCCGATGCTGCACTTGGTGGTCGTGTTGATACAGAAACTGCTGCCCGTGTTTCAGGCGATGCTGCTATCCGTACAGCAATCAATGCTGCAAATGCAACATTCCAGGCAGGCGTTGCTGCAACTACCCACACTTTCGCACACAACTTGGATGCTGACTTTGTCACATTCACAGTTCTAGTGGAACGTGCAGGTGGTAAGTACCGCAATGATATCGTATCTGTTGAAGAAACAGATCGCAATACATTGACAGTGCATTTGTCTGAGTCTGCAAAGGTTAAGATTGCTGTTGTAACAATGGCAAATCTATAATCTAGTATAGTTGAATGGGAAGGGTGGGGATAAAATCCCACCCTATCCTTACCTAATGATAGTGAGAGTAATATGAAACAAATGCCAAATCTATGGCTAGAAACGCTGACAACTTTTGATGCAACCCTCGCTCAGATTGAGGTGTGCCTTGACATACTCAAGGAAAATGCAGAGTCAGCAGACTTTTTTGACATTGCTATAAAAAACCAATACAACAGTGATATAGTTTATATGAAGCAGTTCTTTGAACGTGCTGAATCATTAGTGAGAAATTCAGATGAGTAGTAATTATAATACATACATTTGTGCTTGGATTGAGAAAATACAATCGAATATACAGAAATTCAAGGACAGCGAGGACTTCACTGATGCTGATAAAATTGAATTCATTACTCACCAGTATCATTTATTGATGCTGATAAACAAAGCCCTGATAGGGCAGGTTTTATTTGTTGGTGCCAAGCCCATTGGCGATCAATTATAACAAAACATAGGATAAACAATGTCAGAACAAATTAGAGTTTTAGGAGATGTAAGTCTCAGGGGCGATCTAAGTTTTGGATCGAACTATGAGTCCTTCCCATCGAATCCTTCACCACGCACACTAGCAATAAAGGACGGAATTCCGTACCTCTATACAGAATTGATAAATGGTTCAGGGTGGTTCACCTGGCAACCAATCGGTATCAAACAAGCATCATATCTACATTCCCAAGGTGTTGCAAGTTCATCCTGGACAGTAGAACATAATTTCAATACAAACAATTTTGCGTACTTTGTATACAATGCTAATCATGTTCTAGTACTTGCTGGAATGACCATTGTTGATGCAAACACTTGTACAATCAATCTATCATCTGCAATGACAGGAACAGTTGTGTTGTTCTCATTGCAATTCTTGAATTCAGTTGCACTAAGTGTATCTGAAGAAATTGCATTGGGCATAGTAAGCACAGTAAGTTTGAAAGAATCTGGTGGTAAACTAACAGTAAACAATGCAGCAGTTGCATTGGAAGCAGATGTGAATTCTGGTTTAGCAGGTAAATCTGATACAACCCATGTTCACTCATATGCATCATTGACAGGTAAACCTACATTGGTAAGTTCATTCACCAATGACTCTGGTTTCCAAACAGCAGAAAATGTATCAACAGCAATCTCCTTGCTTATCGGTGGTGCTCCAGGTGCATTGAATACACTGAAAGAAATTGCAGACCAATTAGCAGCAGATGAGTCCGGTGTTTCTGCATTGATCACAACTGTTGCAGGTAAGGCAAATATTGATTTATCAAATGTAACAACATTGCCTGCCGGTGTTATTGCTCAGTTGGTCGGTGCAACAGGTGCCACAGGTTCACAGGGTATTCAAGGTGTTGCAGGTCCAACTGGTGCTGCTGGTGCTACAGGTACAGCAGGTGCAACTGGTCCTACAGGTGATCAAGGTACAACTGGTCCAACAGGTGCCACAGGTTCACAAGGTATCCAAGGTGCAACTGGTCCTACAGGTGCCACAGGTCCAACTGGTGCTGCTGGTGCTACAGGTGCTGCTTCAACAGTTGCCGGTCCTACAGGTCCTACAGGTGCCACTGGTCTAACAGGTTCTGATGCCAATGTAACAAGTGGATCAATTGCAACTGCTCTAGGATATACTCCTGCTCAATCTAGTGGCACATCGACCACAGACTTCACAGTTGAAGATTTGACAGTGTATGGCGATATTATGCCAGCAGTACCAGGTGTTTCTAAGATTGGAGATATCAACCATAAGTTTGCGTCTATTTTCACCAAAGAATTGCACATCGATGCAAACACTTTGTATGTTGATGGCGTTGCAGTAATATCTTCAGCTGCGAACACTATGCAATTCTCTGCCGATCTAAACCAAGGTATGCGTATTGCTACCACAGGTACAGGTCAGTTGATACTTGATTCCGCAACTGCAACAACAGTAAAAACAAATGGTACAAATGCTGATGTATTGATTCAGTCTGAGGGTCTAGGTTCAACTACCCGTGTTACTTCTGGTGCACAAGTTACTCTAACTGCTCCAATCGTGGCAATTGCCGGTGATGGTACAGTATCTGGTAACCTAACTATCTCCGGTGGATTGACTGTTGCAGGTACAACAACTACAGTAAATACAACTAACCTATCAATCAAAGACAATGTAATTACTCTAAACAAGGGACAGGAAGGATCTGGTGTCACTGCTCGTTACTCTGGTCTTGATATTGACCGTGGCGATCTAGCACGCCAACGTATTGTTTGGGATGAAACCGCAGGTCTCTGGAAAGTTGGTATAACAAATGAAGAAGTTGCAATTGCCACACAACCGTTTGTCTCTGCTGCAATTACTGCTGCTGCGATGTCCGGTCCAACAGGTGCAACTGGTCCAACTGGTCCAACCGGTTCACAGGGCATCCAAGGTGCAACTGGTGATGCTGGCGTTGCTGGTCCTACAGGTCCTACAGGTGCTGCTGGTGCACAGGGTATCCAAGGTATTACTGGATCAACTGGTCCAACTGGTGCTGCAGGTGCTAATGGTACAATAGGTGTTGATGGCGTTGCCGGTGCTGCTGGCGTTGCTGGTCCTACAGGTCCTACAGGTGCTGCTGGTGCACAGGGTATCCAAGGTATTGCTGGTCCAACAGGTGCTGATTCAACCGTTGCAGGTCCAACTGGTGCCACAGGTCCAACTGGTGCTGCTGGTTCTGCCGCAAGTGTGACAAGTGGTAATATTGCGTCTGCTCTAGGATTTACTCCTGCAGATGTTGCAACATTATCTGCTGTTGCCACTGCCGGTACATATGCATCGTTGACAGGTAAACCAACTGCACTAAGTTCATTCTCGAATGATTCAGGGTTCCAGACTGCTGCCAATGTATCAACAGCAATTGCTGCTGTAGTTGGTGCTGCTCCTGCTGCCTTGGATACACTTGCTGAAATCGCAACTGCACTACAATCAGATGAATCTGCTGCTGCTGCTCTAGTTACTACAGTCTCTGGAAAAGCAAATGCCGACTTGTCAAATGTTGGTACATTGCCTGCTGGTGTTATTGCTCAGTTGGTTGGTCCACAAGGTGCAACAGGTTCCACTGGTCCTACAGGTGCTGCCGGTGCACAGGGTATCCAAGGTATTGCTGGTGCTGCAGGTACTGACGGTGCTAATGGTACAGCAGGTGCAACTGGTCCTACAGGTGCTGATGGTGCACAGGGTATCCAAGGTATTGCTGGTCCAACAGGTGCTGCAGGTGCTGCTGGTGCACAGGGTATCCAAGGTATTGCTGGTCTTACAGGTCCAACAGGTGCAACAGGTGCAACTGGTCCTTCAGGTGCCGGTGGTACAGGTGAATTCTCTGTTGTGTCTGCAACCAATGGTATTATTTTGAATGCTGATACTATCTCTGCATCATATGTAATACCAAGCACTTCAAATGCTATGAGTACAGGTCCATTGACCGTTGCTTCTGGTGTTGCGGTAACAGTTAGTTCCGGTGCTCGTTGGGTAGTACTATAAAAGATGTATAAATATATGAAATAACTACTGCTGGGTGGTGCTGTAAAAGGCACCACCCTCAGTCTCACTTATATAAAAATGATAAAATAGTGATCGTAAAATCCTCCAATCAAATTTACTTGCCATGGTCTAGTACAGATCGGGCATACTGCTGTCCGAAATAATAAGGATATTATATGGCAATCACTTCCCGTGAAGGACTGAAACAATACTGTCTACGTGCACTTGGTGCCCCAGTCCTAGAAATCAACGTCGACGATGAGCAACTTGAAGACCGTATCTCAGACTCACTGGAATACTTCCGTCTATACCATTATGAAGGTATTGAGAAACTGTACCTGAAACATATGGTCACCCAAGACGATATTACCAACAAGTGGATACCAATATCACCAATGGTATATGGTATTACACGAGTACTGCCAATCGTCACTGGGTCCGGTAGTTCAAAGAGTTTATTTGATTTACAATACCAATTGCGGTTGAATGATTTGTACGATCTATCATCAACCAGTATTATCTATTACAGCACTGTGATGAGTCACCTATCGTTGCTGGATCTAATATTGAATGGTCATATTATATACAGGTTCAATCGTATGCAGGATAGATTGTACCTTGACCTAGACTGGACAGCAGATGTGGAGATTGGACACTATGTTATTGTTGAGTGCTATCGTGCACTTGATCCAGTGGAGTTTGTAAAAGTTTGGAGTGAACCTTGGTTGAAACATTATGTGACCGCACAGTTCAAAAAACAATGGGGTGCAAATCTATCCAAGTTTACTGGAATGCAATTACCTGGTGGTGTCACTATTGATGGTGGTGCAATGTATGATCAGGCAATGAATGAAATAAAAGAATTGGAAGACGACCTGATGACCAAAAGTTCGCCACTCGAATTCTACATGGGCTGAAATATATGGCACGTAATGTATATTTCACTCAGGGCACTGCCAACGAACAGTATCTACTCGAAGATTTGATAGTGGAATCGATACAGATCTGGGGGCAGGACTTTACCTATATTCCCCGCACACTGGTTGCCAAGGATGAGATATTGGGAGAGGACAGACTATCAACATTCAATGCTGCCTTTCCAATTGAAATGTATTTAGAAAGTGTTGATGGATTTGAAGGTCAAGGAGCAATGATCCAGAAGTTTGGATTGATGATGGAACAATCTGCAACACTCACTGTATCACGTCGCAGGTGGGAACAATTGGTTGGAAGACTTGGATATGGTCAGTTACCAAACAGACCAAGTGAAGGTGACCTATTATACTTTCCGTTGACTGGTGGTCTATTCGAAATCAAATTCGTTCAGCATCAGGATCCATTCTATCAACTGGGTAAACTATACGTATACAAGTTATCGGTTGAATTATTCCAGTACAGCAGTGAACGGATAACAACTGGTATACCTGCGATTGATGTGTTTGAGACACTGAAATCGTTCACCACTGATATGGATATGAATCTGACAGGTGGTGTAAGGTCAGTCACAATAACAAATGGTGGATCTGGTTATACAATGCCACCCGTTGTTACAGTGCATGGTATTGGCATCGACGCAGAGTTGGTTGCACATATTACTGCTGGCAGTGTAACATCAATTACCATATCGAATCCAGGCAGCAGATACCTGGATGATAGTTACATAACAATGACCGGCAATGCCACGGCAACTGCAGTGTTTGGTATAGATATTGATGTGCCACAATCATATGGCGACAATAACAAATTTGCAGCACAGGCATCTGAGTTTACATTTGATTCAGGTAACCCATTTGATGAAGTTATATATACACCAATAGTACACTCAGCAGACTCAACAATCATACACGCAGATTCCAATCTAATAACAGTGGATACAATATAATGTCAAAACAAACTATAGCACTCGGCGCAACGCCAAATGATGGAACTGGTGATCCACTTAGAACAGCATTCACCAAGGTCAATGCTAATTTCACTGAACTGTATGCTGCTGATTTAGTTCCGGGTCCTACTGGTCCGACAGGTCCGACAGGTCCAACGGGTGCAGCATCAACAGTTCCAGGTCCTACTGGTCCTACTGGTCCGACAGGTGCAGCATCAACAGTGCCAGGTCCAACTGGTCCTACTGGTCCTACTGGTCCTACTGGTCCTACAGGTCCGACAGGTGCAGCATCAACAGTTCCGGGTCCTACTGGTCCTAGTGCTCTATGGAATTTTACCAGTGCATATAATGGTGGTGCTTCATATGCTGTCGGTGACCTAGCAACTTATGGTGGTGAGACTTGGTACAGAATCCATGCCAATGGTGGAAATAGTGGCGATACTCCAGTTGAAGGTACATTCTGGACTATGATAGCAAGCAGTGGTGATGTTGGTCCTACTGGTCCTACAGGTCCTACTGGTCCAACTGGTGGTGCTGTTCCTGCATCAAGTGTGGGGTTGCCTGGTGATATGGCAGACATGCTTGCAGTTGGTGGTGGTTACTTATATGTGTGCGTGGCAGACTATACAGTTGGTGGGATAGACATCTGGACAAAAACGACATTGACTGGCGGAACTTGGTAATATAAATGCTAATCAATACTCCATTCTACCATGGCATCATCAGGAAAGTAATTGTTTCCTTTGGTAATCTATTCAGCAACATCAAGATAGAACGCAGGTCCGATGGTAGTGTCGATGGCACACTTGAGCAGACCATTGCTGTGCCCATTGCGTATTCATGCAAGGAAAAATGGGTTGTGCGAATTGAACAGGATCCAACACTGGACCAGCATACCTTCATTCTATTGCCACGAATAGCATTTGAGATAACCGGCATGTCCTATGATCCTGCCCGGAAATTGAATCGCATGAACCAGATCAAGTGTTACGAGACTGGATCATTGACCGGAACATATGTTCCTGTGCCATACAATATCGATATCTCAATGTATATCCTGACCAAAACTCAGGAAGATGCATTGCAGATCATTGAGCAGATACTTCCTAGGTTTGCACCGGAATATAATCTATCGGTTGAGATAGTGCCGGAGACTCATACAGTGTTGGACATACCAATCATTTTGAATTCTGTGAATGTACAGGACGACTATGATGGAGATTTCCAGACACGGAGATTTGTCACATATACATTGAACTTTACGATCAAGGCAAATCTATTCGGTCCAGTTTCTAGTCAGGGTATTATTGATACGGTGTCTGCTAATATATCTGGACCGGCACCTGCTTCATATAGTGCAACTGGTAATACTACAACTGGTGCTGTGGTAAATGAAAATTGGGCAGAAGGACTTTAGTGAGCACCGTATACAATAATAATAGTAATGTCAAGGCCACTGGTGTTTCAGTTCAGTTCACTGAAGAGCAGGTAAAAGAGTATGTAAAGTGCAAGACTGATCCAGTATATTTTATCCAGACCTACTGCAAGGTAATTTCTTTGGATCACGGACTGGTGCCATTCGCTTTGTATGATTATCAGATCCGGTTTATCAATACCATACACAATGAAAATTTAGTAGTCAGCATGCAGCCAAGGCAGAGTGGAAAATGCGTTGAAAAATCAACGAGTTACAGAATAAAAAGCAAGATTACTGGAGAAATCAGAGAACTGTCTGCAGAAGATTTCCACAATTTGTTGGGTCAAAATATCGATTCTTATAAATAGATTATATGTTATCTAAAACATATGTCCTTCACGATGCTAGA